CAATTCGCAAATCATACAAGAGGAAACGGAAAAGAAACAGCAAGGAAACACTAAGGAAACACCTCGGAAACAGCAAGGAAACAAAGTTAATAAAGATAAGAAAGAAAATAATATAGGAGATTCTGACGAATCTCTTGTATGTAGGACTTCGCAGCCCCACGCCGAACATATCGATTACTCCGAACTTGTCAAATTCTTCAATGAGGAAACAAAAGGTGTATTTGGTACGGTCAGGACTCCGCTTTCTGATAGCCGTAAAGGGATGATTAACGCACGTATAAAATCTTACGGCAAAAAGACGTTTGCCGGCATGATTCGTAAGGCATACCAAAGCGATTTCCTGAAAGGGCAGAACAAAAAAGGCTGGACAGCATCTTTCGATTGGCTTATCAAACCAACGAATTTCGAGAAAGTAATATCAGGCAATTATGACAACAAAAATAGGGCAAATACTCAACAATGCAACCGTGATCCAAACGAGTTCCTTCGAAATATCGCAGAGGGAATCGCCCGAGCCGATTTCGAGGAATCCAAACGGTGAGTGCAGCGTAAGTCTCTATACCGGGGATTTAGCTGAGCCACGAGAAATAGCCGTATCTATCAGCAGATTGATGACCGCATTCCCGAAAATGGGAGATCCGTTCTTCAATTTGTTAGCGGAAAGGGTAAGGGCGAATAAGTTCACCACAAAACGGCTTAATGACGCTATCAACCATCTTATTGACAATTTCAACTACAAGGAGCTTAACATAGCGGATATCATCAAGTTTGACAAGAGAGCCAAGCTATACTCTTACAACGACGTATGCAAGATGGTGTCCAAGGGAGAGGCGACGTTCTCTGACTTTGCCGTTAAAGAGATCAATGGGACACATTACAGGGTAAAGAAAACTGATATAGAGTAACATGGAAATAACAGAGAGATTGAGAAACACTCCTACCGGTTTGATCGTGTTTGTAGGAGACATGAAAATTATCGTGGAAAAGTACAGGCCGTACTACAACGGGCAGAACAAGATCCCGTGCAGGGGATGCGTTTTCCGGGACGAGGGAGCGAGATTTTGCGAGTACAGCAAGGCTTGCATGGCCCATCTGAGGCCGGATCATGAGTCGGTGGTGTTCGCTAAAACAAGTAATGTTTAATCATTCATCATAGTTGAAAACTGCATTCAGGTATGATGAGAGTAATAAAAATAATTACAGCAATGGAAAAAGAAACTATAAAGAACAAAGTATTTGAGATCATAAAGAGTAGACTTTTTTACAAAGATACGCCACTTACGATGGAATCCAAGCTGGAGGATGATCTATGGATGGACAGTCTTGACGAGGTAGAGATATTGATGGAGCTGGAGAAAGAGTTTGGCATATTGATCCCTAATGATGATCCCGGACGATGCCTTACCGTAAAGGACGTTGTTGATTATATGATCCGGAGGATGGAAGAATGAGACAATACAACGATTGGGAAGAGATCGACAAGGACACGAACGGCCTTGTCACCTCGCTAACATACATGATACTTTTCGTGAACGACCAAGTGTATAACTACACCGTATCGCTCATGGAGGCCATGAGGAATAGCGAGCACTACAGGCATAACGCCAAACGGACGGCCAACGCTATCGAAAAAGAGATAGACGCTTATAACACCAACATCTTCCGGATAGCCAAGGCCAACAAGGAGGCGTTTGCCGAGATTACGCAAAGCATGGAGGAGGATGTGCAACCTCATATAGACCGGTACTACTATACGATCAGCCAGATATTGCTGGATCACGGGGTATCGGGCTCATCTAACCGGATCGCATCCCTGTCATCCACGATAAACATGCTGGCGCAGATGTCTAGGATCACGATAAGCGATTTCGGCGACAGGATGCGGAGAATCGTCCCGTTGGTGTACAATCCCCTGTCCTTTCTGGCATTGGACAAGGTAGAGTACCTGAGCGACCGGTTATCAAGCGAGGTCACGGGGAAGGACGTGAGAATAAACTTAAATGAACAGCCCGGGATAGTGAAGGCGTTCACGGCGATAACGAATGCGATACTTGATCCGAGGGTGTTCAATAAGGCTTTTGAGAAAGCCGGGTAATTATTAACGATAAATAGAATAAAATAAATGAAAACGTATATAGAATTTCTGAAAGAAAAAATGGCTATCAGCCAGCAGACAGGATTTAATATTGATCTTGAAGAGATTTCTCCGACATTATACCCTCATGTAAAAGATACCGTTCGTTGGGCGGTTGCCGGTGGATGCCGCGCCATATTTTCTAGCTTCGGTATGCAAAAGACAGTTACCCAGCTGGAAATTCTTCGGGTAATCTTGAGTCATAAAGGAGGCAAGGGATTGATCGTTTGCCCTAAGCGTGTGGTAGTCGAGTTCCTAACACAAGCGGAACAACACTTGCACATGAAAGTAACCTATGTCCGAACTATGGCAGATGTGATGATATGTCCTACCGACATCATGGTAACAAACTACGAACGTGTGCGTGATGGTGAGGATGGAGTGAGAATAGATCCGTCCTATTTTACTGCAACATCATTGGATGAAGCCAGCGTGTTGCGCGGATTCGGCACCAAGACCTATCAGGAGTTTCTACCGTTGTTCTCGGGTGTCCCTTACAGGTTTGTTGCTACGGCTACACCTTCGCCAAACAGATACAAGGAACTTATACATTATGCTGGTTATCTTGGTGTGATGGACACCGGACAGGCTCTTACTCGATTCTTTCAGCGAGACAGCACGAAGGCGAATAACTTGACACTTTATCCGCATAAGGAAAAAGAGTTTTGGTTGTGGGTATCTACATGGGCGTTGTTCCTAACCAAGCCTTCCGACCTCGGTTATCCGGATACTGGCTATGAGTTGCCTGAACTCCGCGTATATGAAGAGATTGTGAATGTGGACAATTCTACGGCTGGAGCTGATCGTGACGGACAGGTGAAAATGTTTCGTGAGGCTGCTCTCGGACTTGCTGACGCGGCAAAAGAACGCCGAGATAACATGCAGGAAAAGATTGCCCGTGTGGTAGAGATAATCAATCGTCCGGAAAACAAGGACGACCATTTCCTTTTATGGCATGACTTGGAAGCTGAACGGCTGGAACTATGCAAAGCGATTCCAGGTTGTAAGGCTGTCTATGGTTCACAAGACGATGAAGAAGCCGACAAGGTAATATCCGACTTCAAAGATGGCCGGCTGAAATACCTTGCAGCTAAACCGGAGATGCTTGGTGAAGGTCTGAACTTCCAGTATCATTGTCATAAAGCAATCATGTTCATTGACTACCGCTTCAACGATAAGTTCCAAGCGATAGCCCGTATATACCGCTTTATGCAGCAGCATCCCGTTGATCTCTATCTGGTCTATGCCGAAAGCGAGGGTGAAATATTTAAGAGCTTCATGCAGAAATGGGCACAACACCGGGAAATGGTCGCAAATATGACTGAAATTGTCCGGCATAACGGTTTGTTCGGTTTGCAGGCCGAGGAAAAGATGATGCGCTGGATGTTCGCCAGTCGGGAAGAAAAATCCGGCAAGTTGTGGAAAGCAATCAATAACGATAATGTATTGGAATGTCAGAAGATGGAAAGTAACTCTGTAGATCTGATCGTAACCAGTATCCCGTTCTCAAATCATTACGAATACACGCCTACATACAATGACTTTGGGCACAATGAAGATAACGATAAGTTCTTTGAACAGATGGATTATCTTACACCAGAGTTAATGCGCATTTTGAAACCGGGTCGGTTGGCCTGCATCCATGTGAAAGATCGTGTTTTGTTCGGCAACGCCACGGGGGACGGTATGCCAACTATTGACCCGTTCAGCGAAATGACTGTATTTCATTACATGAAGCATGGCTTCCGATATATGGGACGCATTACGGTCGATACTGACGTGGTGAGGGAAAACAATCAGACCTACCGTTTGGGCTATACCGAGATGTGCAAGGATGGTTCCAAGATGGGAATCGGATGCCCTGAATATGTATTGCTTTTTCGCAAGTTGCCTACCGATACCTCCCGCGCTTATGCCGACCAGCCTGTCACGAAGGACAAGAGCGAATACTCGCTGGCCCGTTGGCAGATCGATGCCCATGCAAGTTGGAAGTCTTCCGGCAATTCATTGTTGTCATACGAAGATATGAAAGGTGCTGGAATAGATAAGATTCGGCATTTGTTCCGTAACTACGAACGTGAACATATCTATAACTATGAGGAACATGTGTCTTTTGCGGAAGAGTTAGAAGCATACGGAAAACTTCCAAAAACATTTATGGCTGTCGACCCTGTAAGCAAGAAGGATTGGATATGGGATGATGTGGCCCGTATGAGAACGCTTAACACAAAGCAATCACAAAAGAAACGACAAAATCATATTTGTCCTCTTCAGTTAGATATCGTTGAAAGGCTGATTGAACGGTACTCGAACAAAGGAGAATTGGTATTTGACCCGTTCGGAGGTATCGGTACTGTCCCTTATTGTGCTATCAAGTTAGGTCGTAGAGGACTTTCAACAGAACTCAATTATGATTATTGGAAAGACGGGCTTTCTTATCTGCGGGAAGCGGAGATGGGAGTAGAAGCTCCTACATTGTTTGATTTAATGGCTATATAATTATGAAACAATACAACAGTTGGGATGAAATAGATAAGGACACCGGCGGTCTTGTTACGAGTCTGACATATATCGTCCTATTCGTCAACGACCAAGTGTATAATTTCGAGATGCAGCTTTCCGATCACATCAAGGGATGCGGACTTTATCGCCAAAAGGTCAAAATGCTGATCAATAACATGGACCGCC